GTGTCATACATTCTATACTATATCAGAAGGTAAGTATGCTCAACTTATTATTGATCTATTTGGTAAGAGTAGAGTAGAGCAAGAACTTGAAGCATTCTTGGACTTTGATTTCTTCCCTCGTAGTGGTGGAGGTATTGGTATGACTCGTATAATTTCGGCACTTTCATAGTGCCTCAATGTAAGGTGGTGAAATGGTAAACACAGCTGTCCGTTTAACAGCCGATTCCTTCGCGGGGTCTTGGAGGTTCGAGTCCTTCCCTTACAGTTTAAATTACTATATATCATAGTAACAATATTGTCATGAAAAAATGGTTCGCCATTACCCTAGGAACACTTCTAGGGATTAGTCATATAGGAATGATTGGCATGGTTGCCAGAAAAGATTCATTCCCTCAAGTAAATTTACCTGTTGGTAAGTATACTTCTTATTCTGTTCAGGCAGGTAAAGAAGGTTATGTGATAAATTACAGAGCACATGATCCTAAAGTAATGGCTACCATAGAGAAAGTAGATAGACCTGCTGGTTTCCTAGGATTTGGTAAGAAGAGGGCAATGATCGAAACACAGTATATGGCAGAGGGTGCTCTTCATGTAGATCCTATTATAGGTGAAGATGGTAATCCATTGTCGGCAAAACAAGTTGCATGTATTAAAGCACAGGGTAGTGGTGAATCTACTGGTAGGTTAGTTGGTGGTGGACTTGGAACTGCTGTAGTTACACAAACTGGAATGGCATCTATACCTATAGTTGGATGGGTACTTGCTGGTGCTACTACAATGCTTGGTATGGATCAGGGTGCAGAAATAGGTGGACATATGTCAAGAGATCTAAATGAAAATTGTGAAGAAGATATTAAATGATTAAATACCTAAAGGATACCTAAATATTATTGAATGATTAACCTTTATGTGCAAGGGTTAATTAAAACAAATGGAATCCTTCGCGTATCCTCAACCTAGGTGGGATCTAGAAAATGAAAACCTTAGACTGGAGAACATGATTCATATTTATCAGGAAGAGATAGATATACTAAAGAACGAAAACGAAAAATTACAGAACCATATAAGGTTCCTGGAAGAGAGTCTTGCTATAAAAACATTTGAATTACCAGACATAGAAGAAGTAGCTAAATAACACGTAAACTAATACAAGATTATGCAGGCTTTAATAGTCCTTATGAGCTTTTTGGATTTTATGTTCTATCCTTTGATAGTAGCAACAATTGTTGCTGTCATTATAGAACAGATTGTGAGAAGGATAAGTAATCCAGAGTGGAACGATGATCTGAAACTTGTTAACAGAACAATGGCAATCAGAAAGTTTTTCTATAGACAAGCACTCCTAGTTAATGTACTATGGTTCTTGGGATATGCTGTATTAATGTTTACAATAGGTAGACAGGCTCCTCAACAAATGCCTGACATGATTTGGCAAGGATAATTATGGTACAATTTAAAGAACAGGAAATAGACCGCCTTATATGGGCATGTCAGTATCGTAAAGAACACTGTGATTTTAATAAGAAAGGAGCACAGTATTGGTACGATACTTACGATAAACTCCAACACAAATTGGAAATATATAGAGAAGATATAGATTGTCCTGATTGTAAATACGTAGCATGTGGCATTCATGACTGAAAAACATAGTTATGTCAACCCATCTGTAAAACAAGATCTAGCACATTTGGAAGCAAGTGTATCCGATGATGAGGAAAGAGATCCTACTACTGGATTTGCTAAACGAAAGAAGATTAGTGATAGAGAATGTATTTACAAGTGTTTAGATAACTGTGAGAATCTTGCTGGACTTGATAAGACACAAGTTCAAAAATTAATGAAAGAGTTCTCTGTAGAGAAAACAGATGAACAAATCAAATCTGAATATCCTCCTTTATGAAACTAACTCAAAAGATTATTGATGAACTAGAGAAAGCTCTGGACATGCGAAAGAAGAATGGAGATGTTGTCTGGGAAGATGGTGACGAAATCTCTGTTAATATTGCTGGCACATTTGCAGCAGATAAATTTATTACACTAACAAATAAAACTAAAAATCCTGTTATTAGTTCACAAGACTATGGTACTAATAATGTCGTAACACCCCCTTAATTATGAATTATAAAGATTGTGGAGTTGATATAGAAGCAGGTAATGCTTTTGTAGATAGACTCAAATTGAAAGCACCTGCTATTGGTGGATTTAATGGTGCTTTTAAAGTTCCGAAAGGATATGAAAGTCCTGTATTAATTTCTGGTACTGATGGTGTCGGTACTAAAATTAATTGTGCTCATTTAGATGCAACTGGTAATCCAGCTGTAATGCGTGGTATAGGTATTGATCTTGTTGCCATGTGTGTTAATGATGTAATCACCTGTGGTGCAAAACCATTATACTTCTTGGATTATATTTGTACTTCTAATTTAAAACAGCATGGAGATTTAGTAGAACATTTAGTTGATGGTATTATAGAAGGATGTGAAATATCAGAGATGGAACTCCTAGGTGGAGAGACAGCAGAACATCCAAAACGTTCGGCAATGGTAGATCCTATTAGAGATGTATCTGGATTCTGTACTGGTATTGTAGAAGAGAATGAACTAATAGATGGTAAACTTATTAAACCAGGTGACAAAGTTATTGGTATTGCTAGTAGTGGATTGCATAGTAATGGGTATAGTTTAATTAATAAGTTACTATGGCATCAAAAAATATTTCTTAGGTATCGAGATAAAGGTGATGAACATCTTGGTGTAGGAGAGGAGTTACTAAAACCTACTAGAATATATGCACCTATAGTAAAACGGTTAACAAAAAATTTACCTATTTTAGGTATGGCACATATAACTGGTGGTGGTATTCCAGAGAATTTACCTAGATGTTTACCTGATGGATTGGAAGTACATGTAGATTATAATTCTTGGGAAGTTCCTCAAATTTTTAAAACGATACACAGAGCTGCCGAATGTTCCATTGAAGAAATGAGAAGGACTTTTAATATGGGAATAGGATTATGTGTAGTAGTTCCTGCTGAAGAAGAGGAAGAAGTTAAGATGGCAATTACTCCATATCATGATTGTTGGACTATTGGAGATGTTTCAGAATCAACTAAATAGGTTATATATGATCTTATATTATGAAAGTTGATGTAGTTGGTTTTAAAGACTTCATAGGAGTCTTTGATACTGATGTTAATTGTCAAGCATTTATTGATTTCTTTAATTTCTCTGAACAATCTGATTGTACTTTTGTACGAAGAGGTTACCGAGGAAAGGGAATGACTCCCAATGCTCGGAAAGATACTATGGTTCCTGTTGATTATTTTGCAGATACTCCTGACCATAGAGTATATACAATTAATAAAGAAATGGACTCAAAGTTATTGAGTTCCTATAACGAAGTTGTTAATGCATGTCTACAGCATTATGCTGATGAATATGAACAAATTGCTACCTTTGAATTACAATCAATTTATTTAAATATCCAGAGAACTAGACCCAGAGAAGGTTACAATATTTTTCATTGTGAACAGGGTGGGAATGGATCTTGGAAAAGAGTACTTGCAACGAGTCTCTATTTAAATGATGTTAGAGAAGGTGGAGAAACTGAATTCTTATATCAATCACAAAGGATACAACCAAAAGCAGGTAGATTTTTAATATGGCCAGCAGGATTTACTCATACTCATAGAGGCAATCCACCACTATCAGGTGAAAAATTCCTAGCTACATCATGGGTAGAAACTAAAAAACAATAACATGGCTAACTGGTATCAAGAACAATTAACAAATAAAAACTTCCTTTCTCCAATTGGATTCATTTTCATATTGGATAAAGCATTGAAGACTTCTTTTTTATGTCAGAAAGCAGAGATCCCTACGATGACTTTGGGTGAAGTTAATATTCCAACTAGAGGTATGGTTCCCATTCCTGTAGAAGGGAACATGAATTATGGAGATCTTTCTATCGAATTTCTAGTTGATGAAGATCTTAGAAATTATATGGAAATTCATAATTGGATTAGAGCATTAGGTACTCCACAAGATTATCAAGAAAGAAGAGATTGGATAGACAAACATGCAAAAAGTATGACAACAAAGGATCCTAGATTCTCTGATGCTACCTTACAAGTATTAAATAATAATAATATAGTTAATTTCGATGTAGTCTTTAAAGATATGTTTCCTGTTAATCTTTCTACAGTTACATTTGATGTAACCGCAGGGGATAATAATTTCTTAACAGCAACTGCTTCTTTCAAGTATACACTATACGAAATCAGAAACAAGCAAAGTCAAACACGGAGATAAATTATGGGCTGGTTGCGTAAAATTCTTTTTAATGCTAGAATCGCAACGTTGCTAGATCTAGACAAATCATGGGAGGACATACAAAATGCAGGACACGAATTGGAGAGCAGAGTATCTAGCGATGAAAGCTGGACTCAGCAAGTTCCAAATAGAATTATTAGAGAACGGACCGAAGAGCCTGTCACAGAGTTGGCTTTTGGGAGCTATGCATGGAAACTGGAAAAAAATGAAAGGAATAAAAGATCCAGAACCACCAGATTGTCAGAGCAGCATGAAGGAATGGGAAGAGAGCATAAAGAAATATCAATAATACCCGACCCTTGGATTGATTATGAATCTACAACAACTACAGGATCTCTGGAAGAAAGATGGTGAAATAGAATTTCAAAAATATGGTGAGGAATCTGTAAAAATTCCTCAACTTCATATGCGTTATATGGAATTTTATAATACGTTCGCTCTAATGAAGAAAGATAGAGAGAGTGAAATGAAAGCTTTGTGGAAAGAGAAATGGATATACTATAAAGGAAAGGCACCATCTACAGTATATAAAGAGATGCCTTTTGATTTAAAACTCACCACTGGTGATGAGATTAAAATGTTCATCAATGCAGATGATGACATCAGAAAACTTCAGTACAAGATCGACTATATAGAACAAACAATCTTTTTCCTTGATGGTGTTTTACGACAGATAAACAGTCGTAACTATCAAATTAAAAACGCTATTGAGTGGGAGAGATTTCAATCTGGTATGTGAAATGATTTATGGTGACCCTTTTTGTAGGATAAAACTTAATGATCATACCTATAAATCTTTAAAATTATTTTTATCTCGTTACGATAATCAATTAAATACTGGTGAACTACATGGTTCAACAGGAGAATTTCAAAATTTTAAAACTAGAAAATCTAGAGTAGCATGGATTAAGGATAGAGAAATAAGATCCATGTTTCTCAAGTTGTGTCATGAAGTTAATAGACAGGCTAAATGGAATTTTAATATAGTTGATGTAGAACCGTTACAGTATTCATGGTATCAAAAGGATGATCATTATGGATGGCATATCGATACTCATCCACAAGAAACTAATAAGTTAATTAGAAAAATTAGTTGTACAATAAATCTAAATGACCCTAGTGAATATGAGGGTGGTGAACTTGATTTGGATTTATATAAACCAGGATTTGATCCCAGATGGGATTCAATGACAAAAGAAGTAGGTAATGCTATATTTTTTAATTCATCTACTTGGCATCGTGTAAGACCGATAACATCTGGTACACGCAAATCTCTTGTAGCTTGGTTTGTAGGTAATCCTTATGTCTGATTTAATAATTAAAAAGAAGAATGAGGTTTATTTAAAGGTAGAAGCAGAACCTCATATTCATAAAGAAGCAGCAGAATATTTTTCCTTTGAAGTTGAGTCTGCAAAATATATGCAAAGGAAAAGAAGATATAAAGGTTGGGATGGTAAAGTACATCTATACTCTCCAGCAACAGGAGAGATATATTGTGGTCTTGTAGACTACGTTACTGATTGGGCGAAGCAAAGGGGTTATAGTTATCAATGTCAACCATCTGCAACATTTGGTCATCCGCAGGAAGATAATCCATTAGTGTCTCCTGAATCTGTTGTTGGTTTTGTAAAGGCTTTGCGTCTTCCAGTGAAGGTTCGCGATTACCAATACCGAGCAATATACGAGTCCCTACGATACAACAGACGACTCCTATTGTCGCCAACTGCCAGCGGGAAATCCTTGATGATTTATTCATTGGTAAGATATCATGTAAATGTGAAAAGAAAAGTTTTAATAGTTGTTCCTACGACTTCTTTGGTTGAGCAAATGTATAAAGACTTTGAAGAATATGGTTGGATGGCATCCAAACACTGCCACAAAATATACTCTGGGGAACAAAAAAATACGAATCATGACGTGGTAATTTCCACTTGGCAATCGATCTATAAGCAACCTCGTAAGTGGTTTGAACGATTTGATGTGATCGTAGGTGATGAGGCTCACCAGTTCAAAGCCAAATCTTTGACTACAATTATGTCGAAGCTGCATGGATGCAAATATCGTATTGGATTTACTGGAACATTAGATGGTGCAAATGTTAATCAGTTAGTATTAGAGGGTGTCTTTGGTAGATGTTCTCAAGTAATTAAAACTCATGAATTGATGGAGCAAGGTCATGTTGCCAAGCTTAATGTTAAAATTATTGTATTGAAACATCAAGAACAGATCTTTGATGGTTATCAAGATGAGATGGACTATCTTATAGAACATGAACAAAGAAATAAATTTATTCGTAATCTTACTTGTGATCTAAAAGGTAA